ACTTTCTTCCAGGACTATAAGAAAAGTTTTCCTTTCCTTTTCATTTGTTACTACTGCTATTTCTTTTCTAGCTTGATTTAATAATTCTTGTTCGTTCATTTAATTCTCTCTTTCTAAAATATCTTGTGCTAAATCTTCATTATCACAAGCATTACACACACCTTCTTTTTGTATGTAATTAAGTTCCCATTGTATTTGTTGTTTACTATCCCCACTTAAAAATCCACAATGTAAACAATATTTTTCTTTGTGTATCTTATTAAGTTTTTTGTAATTTTTCTTTTCTTTTTTAATTAAAAACTCTAACTCTTTAACTGTCATTACTCTCCTCCATCTACATAATCGTTAATATACCCTAGTGGTTTCCAACATTTAAGACAATAAAATCTATCTGTATCTCCATTTAGTTTTACTGTGCTGTCCATACCTGTTGGACTATGGTTACATTTCATTTTTCTTACACTTACAATGTCAAGTTTATCTTCCTGTTTAGGTAAATCCCAAGTCATTATTTATTCCTCTCTTGTATCTTCTACATTAAATTTAATTGTTATATGTGTGTCTTTGTCCTCTACATATTCCCAATCGCTATGTCCAAACATTTCATTACACGCATAATCTAAATGCTCTGTTTCCTCTTTTGGATTTAATAACATTATTTATTCCTCTCTTTCTTTATATGTTCTTTCCTATTAATATTCCTAGCATTACCAGGATTAGATACTGTAATACAATATCCATTATTTATTCCTCTTTCTTTCTTTATCTATTCTGTATTCATCCCAATTAGTGCAATCACAACCTAATTTGTGATTACCACATATTGTTAAATCTTTATCCATTATTCTTTATCCTCTGCCCATACATCTCTGTCTATGACTTTTGTATATGGTTTATCAACTGTATTTCGTTCATATTCCATATCTTCAATAGCTTGTTCTTTACTATTAGCTTTAACTGTATATCGTTTAGTTGTAGTTTCAATTACATAATATTCTTTACTCATTGTTCTAACTTTCCTATAAATTCATCACAATAAATACACCAAATATATTCATTAGTGAATTGATTGATCTCGTGTAGTTCATCACACATTATTTATTCCTCTCCTAATAATTTATATAACTTCTCTAATAATTTTTCGGATTCGTTTAGTTCCTCTTCGTAATCCCCTCTTTTATTCCAATTCAAACTGTTTTCAAAGTAATTTGTAAATACTTCGGTTAATAGTTCTTTATCGCTCATCATTATTTATTCCTTTTCTAATCCAATAGTTTATATAAAACTATCAGCTCTTTTAACTGTTATTACCCAGCTTGTGCCTACAACTTCTTTACTTACTATCTCTAATCTTCTATTCCTACAAAACCTTTCGGCTTGATGACTAGAAGTAAAGATTCTCCAAGTGTTATTAAAGTTAATAACAAGTTGGCTACACTCTCTAGGTATCTCTATTGTTTCCATAATTATAAATATTCTACCATAGTTTACACCTTTGTAAATGTTCTTTGACAAATATTTCATCTACAATTAAGTCTATTTCGTTACAATTTCTACACCTCGTAACAATATCTTGTACTTTATGCCTTAAAATGTGCCTATTCCACCTCATACAGAAAGCACATTGGATTTTTACTACTTCAAACATATTATCCTGCTTGATTAAAGCCACAATTAGTACATTCATAATACATTTTGCCTTTGATAGCACTAACTTTTAAACCTACACCTTTGATCTGATTTGGTTTGGTTTTACATTCGTGGCAATCTTCATATCCATACAGTTCTTCGTATATATATTCTTCAATTAACTCTTTATCTTTATTCATATTAACTCACACAATCCCAATAACAATCAGGACAATTTACAGCGTTAGTAATACCACCTCTATCGTTTATAAAATCACTATGAATAACCCTATCGCAATCACACTCTATTTTCTTTAGTTCTGTTTTGTGTATTGTCCATATCCAATTAGTTTGATACAGCTTAAAGTAATCATCTTTCTTTATATACTTAGAAGTTGCTACAACCTGCAAGAAATCATCATCTTCGCCTTGTGTTTCATCTACAACACCACGATATATGTTTCCATTGTCTAGCCACTCTACATAATCTTGTCTAGTTATATCTTTAATCATCATTATTATTTATTCCTTTCTTCTGACCTACATTGTACCTACATTGTAAACAATATGCTACATATTATTAAGAGATCGATCTTGCCTACACCATAGAGAAAACCCTAGCTATAGGGGAATAACTAGGGCTTGTTTTTTTTCTCTTTCTTATTTATTGGTTATTATTCTACAATTTTTATAGTCTTAAATTTATTACCATTTTTAAATATTGTAAGTGATACACCTACAATATAGTCAAGATTATCTTTATATAAATAATCCATCGCACTATCTAAAATAGTTTTATCATTTAGTTTGTAATCGTGAAAACCATCTAAAAAATTAATTTCTAATGGGCTTTCCCACTCTTTTATTTTTAATTTCCCTGTATAAATTGTTTTCATTGTTACCCCTTTCTTATTCTTCCCATACTGTTGGGAATATATTTTTAAGCTCTTTAATATCTTTCCTGGCTTTTAAATCTTGTTTAACTGCTTCTACTATTGTTGCTACCATATAGCCGAACATAAACATTATTATTAATCCGTTTACACTTAACATATTATTAATTCCTTTCTTCTTGGCCCTCATACCTTATAAGCACCCAACAAGCACCGATTAAGTGCTTGTAAGCTGTTTATAGTTTTACTTCATCTCTTTTATTATCCATAGCGTACAAACCAATTTTGATACCCTCCAGGAAAAAATACATTTCCCTAGCTGTCTTTCTATAATATCCTATATCGGTTTGCCCACCACCATCATTAACAATTAAGCCAAGTTTATAACCACCATAAGCAATGTCTAAAACATATTTCCTATTAGTTGGTTGCTCTAACTTGTTGTTAATATCCTCTACTAATTTATATAGTATTGTTTTTGTTATTCTTCTCATTTCTTTTATTCCCCCTTTTCTGTTTCTGTATAACCGATTATTTTATAATTATAGTCATAATTAATATTACTTATCCAAGCAGAAAGTCCATTAATTTTATAGCATAATCTTTTAATTATTTTATTTACAAACATATTTTTAACTTCGTAATGTGGTTGCATTATTCCCCCTTTTCTGTTTCTTCTAATCTTCTACTTATTTCTGGGATATCGTTTTCGCTTATATAATCCCAAAGAATATCTATAAGCTCTTGTAAGCTATCCCCTCTTTTTTCTGCTTCTGTTTTTTTATTATCTTTCATTGTCATTGTTTATTCCTTTCTTAATAACCAATAATACTATTGTCTCACATTGTTTACAAATATACAACAACTCTTATTGATTTAATTTATTTTAGGTAAGAAATACTTAGTGTCGTTATATCTCAACATTCAACAACACCCACCCCACTTGATTAAATTTACCTGGTGTATCTTTTCATAGTGCCTTATTTCCTAGTTATTTCTAAAAACATCAACGATAGTGGGCTTAAAATATTTGTCCGATAATACCTATTATGTTGCGTTGATACCAAAGAAGTGCATAATTTAAACCTTGACCCCCCTCTTTCTTAACGATAGACCTTACTTAATCTAAGGAAACTATGATCAGAATAACAACTAAATACATACTATATATAGTGTACTTTTAAAGACATACTACATCTAGTACTACTACTATCACAGTAATACTGATTGCTATTGTTTACTTGTTTTAAAGTGTTCTTACACTCTTTACATTTCTTCAATAAAATCTATTCTAATAGAAAAGAAAAAAGAAAAGAATAATGGGGAATACTTCTCACCCTGTGTCATCCCTCCCAAACCGATAACAAATCTATTTATGACTTATTTTATATTATGAAGTAATAGGCTTTTACCCTAGTTATGATGGTCTAGCTAATCCACTTTATTGATCTTCTTAATGAGATATTTTTTTCCTAAGAGCTAGAAAAATATCCTGGTTGTTGTTGTAATACTATCATAGATTTACTAATATACAAGTTATAGAAAACAGCCCTGTTTGATATACAATACAATAGAAACCCTAGCTAGTCTAGGGCGTGTATAATAAGTGTGTAGGGTGGTTAAACCAAAGGTACTGGAACTCGCAAGAGCAAAAGTACCTCCCTACAAAAAAAAATTTTTTTTTACTTCCTACAAAGGATCTTGTAAATCTTTTGGAACAGACCTTCCTTTAATTCTTGGAAAGGTTTTTGGTTTATGGTTATTACAGTATCTGAATTTGTTATACTTAGAAATAATTGTGGAGCAATTTTTTTCAATACAGGTTCTTCCACTACTATAAGAAGTAGAGGGTTTGCTATTAGGATAAGTTTTTCCTTTTATGTATTCGCTCATAAGTAATAAGTATAGAAGGAGAAAAGATGCCGAAGGGTAATTACTCATACAAAAAAGGTATGAAGAAAAACAAAAGTCGTAGAAAAAAAAGATAATGGCTGAATGGCGTGGAATGAAAGTGAAGTTAAACTCACCTACTCCTATAAGGAAAGGTGAGCCTGGCTATGGAAGAAAAAAATCTAAAGTCTTTGTAATGAAAAATGGGAAAGTCAAGAAAATAATGTTTGGCGACCCTAATATGAAGATAAGAAAAAACAATCCTGGAGCTAGAGCTTCATTTCGTGCTAGACACAAATGTAGTACAGCTAAGGATAAAACAACTGCACGATATTGGTCGTGTAGAGCTTGGTAAAGGAGAAATATGAAATCAAGTGGATCAGTAAGTTGGATGTGGGGTGGCAAACGATACAGTGGTACTTTAATTCCTAGTAGAGAAACAAAGACACATAGATACGCTAGAACGCAAAATGGAAAAATAAAAAGTCTGCCTAAGAAAAAATAATGGCAGAAAGAAAAGTATGTTCCAACCCAGGTTGCGAAAAGAAATTTACAGCTCATCATAATAATAAAAAGTATTGCACTACGAAGTGTTCTAGGAAAGCTCAATACAAAAGCTCAAAGAAAAAGAAAGCTGATAAATTTACAACACAGATGACTATAAGTCGTGGGGAACATTACGAGGAGTATATTAAAGACTTTGCAGAGAGTGTTGAAAAAAAACTAATTCAGAAACAAGAGGTAGCTGATTTACTAGGAGTAAGCAAACCAATCATAACTAAGATGCACGAAGCATATCTAGTTGATAGAGAAAACTTAAAACAAGCAGAGGATTGGGAAACCCCAAAAGAAGCTCTTAAAGCATTAAGTAAATTTAAAGATTTTAGAGATAGGTATTTTAAAACTGAAACAGGAGAAAAATACGAAACAGCTGACTTTCATCAAAAATGGATTAATACAATTTTAAAAGCTATAGATGAAGGTGGGGAACAAATGATTCTTTCACCACCACGACACGGCAAAACTGACTTACTTACACATTTCGCTGTTTGGCAGATTTGTAAAAATCCTAATGTAAGGATTATGTGGGTAGGTGGTAATGAGGAGATAGCTAAGAACGCAGTTGGATCTGTAGTAGATCATTTGGAACATAATGAAAAATTAATAGAGGATTTCTGTATTCCTGGTCAAACCTTTAAACCAAAGAATAGATCTGGTAAGTCTTGGACATCAGGACAGTTTACTGTAGGAACAAGAACTGTAACTGGTATTAAATCTCCAACAATGGTTGCTGTAGGTAAAGGTGGAAAGATTCTTTCAAGAGATTGCGATTTGATTATTGCTGATGACATTGAGGACCACGGAACAACTATTCAACCAAGTGCAAGAGAACAGACAAGACAATGGTGGACAACAACTCTTTCTTCAAGAAAAGAGGAACATACAGCTATTGTTGTTATTGGCTCAAGGCAGCATCCTGAAGATATTTATAACTTTCTTTTAGAAAACCCAGAGATGGAAACAATCGTAGAAGAAGCACATAGTACAGAGTGTGTCTTGCCAGAAAACGATATAGAGTTACACGAAGATTGTATGTTATGGGCAAGTAAGAGAAGTTACAAATGGTTACGCTCTAGGTTACATTCAGCTGAAACCACAGGTGGTAAAGCTATTTTTGAAATGGTGTATTTGAATAAAGCCTTTGTTGATGGAATCACAATGTTTGATGTAGAAGAAATAGATTTATGTAGAGATGTAAACAGAAGTATTGGACACATACCAGCTAACACACAACTTATTGCTGGGCTTGATCCAGCTTCTACTGGTTATCAGGCTTGTTTCTTGTGGGCTGTAAATACTGAAACAGGAAAAATGTATATGGTAGATATAGAAAATCAAGAAGGTGGTGGAGTAATACAAGCAAAAGAAACTATTAAGAAATGGTATGAGAAGTATCATCTAGCTCATTGGGTAATTGAGGAGAACGGATTTCAAAGAGCAATTAGACAAGATAGAGATTTAAAAGACTATACGACAAGAGTAGGTATTTACTTAGAAGGACATCAGACACAGAAAAATAAATTTGATCCTATCTTTGGTGTTGGAAGTATGAGAGAATTGTTCAAGGAACAATTAATTAGTTTGCCTTATGGTAGTGCAGAAAGCGAAACTAAGAGTAATATATATCGTAGACAATTAATTTATTTTTCAACAGGTGCTAGTAGGCAAACTGGAAGAAATAATAAGAGTGATGTTGTTATGGCAAGTTGGTTTCCAATGCGTGTCATAAGGAGATTACAAAAAGAAAGACTAGCTGAAGTAGGGTTAGATTATAAACCTAGCTTTGGAGAATGGGATTTGAGCGAAATAAACGAAGCTCCTTGGAATTAATATGAACGCAAGTGAATTACAAGATAAAATAACGCAGTTACATTACGATAACCAAGATGCCTATGCAACAAGAGGTCGTATTCGTTCCATAATGAATGGTGGTCCTTCAGGAATCCTAGCTTTACTAGGCGACCAGATTAAAGGTTTTCAAGATTGGCAAGTACCAGTTCCTAACTTAATGTCCACAGGACTAGAACATTTAGCACAGAAAATAGGTCGTATTCCAAATTTAAAGATTGATATTCCAAACGATAGAGATTCTGAAAGGTCAAAACAAAAAGCAGAGAAGATGTCAAGAATTATATCTGCTTATGATGAGAACCAAAGACTAGATATACAAATGCCACAAGTTGGTAGATGGCTACCTGGTTATGGTTTTGCTGTTTGGGTTATTAAAGAAAAAAAAGATTCTAATGGAGTTCCTTATCCTTGTGCAGAGTTAAGAGATCCATACAACTGTTTTCCTGGTTATTTTGGTGCAGACCAACAACCAAAGGAAATGTCTATAGTTCGTAGAGTTCCAAAATATGCACTTGCTAAAGTTTATCCAAATTTTAAAAAACAAATTTATGACAAAGATATGGGTACTGGACTATCTATTGGTAGTGGTTCAGCTTCACCTTATACAGATTCTTATGCAGGTTCTTGGGCTAACTCAAACGGACAAGGAGATTTAATATCTGAATATTATTGTGAAGAAGGAACTTATGTATTCCATATGTCATCTGGTGCAATATTTGATTTTATTCCTAATCCATTATCTAGTGGTCCTGCTTTCGTTGTAGCAAAGAAATTTTCTTTTGACCAGC